CTATTGAAGTTGATTTGGTCTGTTGGATTTATACTCTGAAGTGTATAATTGCCAGAAACTCGCTTAACGGTGCTCATTCGTTTTTCCTATGTATCAAGTATTTATGCTATCTAAACAAATGCTGGTTTACAGCGCAAAAAAATAGCGACCGAAGTCGCTATTTTGATCTAAATAAACTAAAAATTAGTTACTTGAGATTTTTACCACTGCTAAACTTGTACTTGTTGCGGCAGCTGCTGAACCAGTTAAAGTCCATTTTACTGCTGTACCAGAAGCAATTTGTGTACCAGAGTTTTGTACAACAATAGCACGTTGACCACTTAACTTAACGACGTAGTATGTACCACTTGCCGAGTCAGTTGCTGCCAAGGTTGCATAACCAGCAGTAACACCAGAACTCCAACCCACATAGCCAGGGGCTGTTAAACGTACTGCACCTTTGCCATCAGCAGTTTGAACGCGATAGCGACGGCTTGATTCTTGTTTAAGAATGTCAGCGGCTTTAGCACTTGCACCACCGTTGGCTACAGGAATGTAAGCAGACAATGCTAATTTTGGAGCACTTGCGCCATCATATGTACTGTCTTGTGTTAAGTTTACTGTAGCAGTTGTTAGTGTCGAAGAACTAGTACTGTTTGAAAGAGTTGCAGTCGGAGCTGTTAACCAACCTTGACCTTTTGTTGTTACTGAAATACTTGTTACATAACCTGCTGCGTTGGAAGTACCAACTGCAACCGGAGTTACGTATTCAGCTAAGTGTGTACCACCTGTGAATGTAACTACAACGGATGTGTTACTATTACTATAGCCAGCAGTATTGCCACCTACAGTGATTGTGTCAATGTTAAAACCAGGAAATGGTGTATTATCATTGTTAAAGAAATACTTAGAATTAATTGGACGACCCATGATTTTCTCCTTTGTTTGGTGTCTTGTCTAGCGTTCTAGGCTATACGCAGTTTGTTCTGCATAAACTCTCTTGGAGAGCGGACACATGTATTTATCCAGACAACAAAAAAGGACCTTTCGGTCCTTAATTGTTTCCCATCCCTGAGAATTTACTTCTTTTGTTGTTTTAACTTTCGTTAAATCAAGTTCAGTCTTGATTATTGGAAAGATAAGTTAGCAACAGCGATCTCGCCTACATAGTCACCAGCGTTACCTAGAGAAGACGCTGTGTTTGTCAACTCTACATAACCATAACGTGTCATAAATGATACTACTGGTTCGAATGTACTTGGATCCAATACAACACCAGAACTCATTAGAGGGATATATGGGCAATAGAACGCAGCTGCATCAGCTTCGCTAGAACCTTTATAACCAACTAAAACAGACTGACTGTCGTTTGCATAACCATCAACATAAACTTTCATTGCGCCATTCAATGTACCAACAAACTTAGTGTTTGTAGGAGCTTCGAATGTGCCTTCTGTTGTGCGAGCAAAAGCTGAAGTAGTTGCAGATTGCAATACTGTCAAACTTGCTGGACTTACAACTGTCCAGTTACCAGCACCACGACGTGTACGTTGAGCGATCAAGTTCGCTGTACGATTGATCAATACTGCTAAAGCAGCATGCTCATCACCAACGAATGTAGCTGTACCAGAAACTGCTGACTGATCGAATGTGTAATCAGTAGCGGCTAAAGCACGTAAACTACCTAAAATTTCTTGGTCGATTTCAACTGTAATTTCTTGAGCTAAAGCAGCCATAATTTCTGCTTCAACATCTAAGCCGTGCATTGATTGAGCATCTTGAGCTGCCTCAAATGTCCAACGAGCACTTAACTTACGTGTTTTAGCTTCTACTACTTGTTTCAAGATTTGAACGTTGATACGGTTACCAGCGATACCTTCAAGTGCCGCTGTACTTGTAGCTTGACCAGTTACGTTAGAACCAGAATAAGCAGTAGCGATCTTGAATGGGCTCAATGCTTCATCACCAGCACTTGTACTTGTTGCGTATGCAGAAGAATCTGTTACAGAGTCAGCATAACGTACACGTAATGTGTGGATTTGAGCAACTGGACCTGTCATTGGTTGTACACCAATGATTTCGTTAGCGATAACTGTTGGCATTACACGACGGATAACTGGTAGAATTACACGGTTAAGTGTAGCTACGTTACCTGCTTGTGTTGCACCGCCAGTAGCATTTTCAGCTAACATCTTGCGTGTGTTTTCTAAGATTACACTCATGGAAGTGCGCTTAGAACCTTGTAAGCCCTCTAACAGGGCTTCTTTAGTTTCGCCCCAACGGCTTTCTAATAATGCTTGTGTCATGATATTTCCTTTTCCTTTTAGGGTTTATTTAAGCCCTGCTAAACGTTTAATCTCAACTACATTGTCATAAGACTTTGCAACTGGGGCTTCAACGGCAGTTTTAGCAGTTTTATCACCAGTAACTTCTGAACGACTTTCGGTTAACATTGTTTGCTTTTCAGCAACAACTTTAACAGAACTGTTGTTTAGAACTGCTGGTAGATACTTTTCGTATGCACTCTGAAGACGATCAGTTTGCACACTTTCGAGTAAATCACGCATAATTGCTGATTTCTCTTTGTTCAATGGCTTCAACATTTCTGCAAGACGATCCTTGCGTTCTGCTGATTCCTTGATAACTTTGATTTCTGTTTCTTTTGATTCAACTAGAGCTTGCTTAGTTTGGATTGCTGATACTGCTTCAGACAATTTAGCGGTTACTGTTTCAACTTGTGATTGTAACGCACGGATCTGCTTGTTCTCATTTAAGTGAGTACCAGCAAATTCGCTAGCAAATGCTTCAAATAGACGACGACCAAACATGTTCTCGCGAGCAACTTGGATGTCTTCTTTTAGTTGAGTCAATTCTGACTCTAACGAACTGGTAATAGCCTCTTGTACAGCAACAGCAGATTGTTTTACGAACTTGGCTTGTAGTTCAGCTAATTTAGCTTTACCTTCAGCAACTAGACGAACCTTAGTTTCCACTACGGCTTTCTTGTCTTGTTCAAATTCTTGGATTTCTTCTGCTAATGCACGGATAGTAAACTGTTCTAATTTGCCAACGGCACTTTCGTACACTTTACGATCAGCACGTAGTTCACGAATTTCTTCACTTAGTTTTGCAACCATGAAGTTGTTGAACTTGCTGGCTGATTCAACCATGTGGCGTTTGAATGCAACACGATCTTCAGCTAATTGTTGTTTTTCGTCTGCGAACTCTTGTAGTTCAGCAGTGAGAGACTCGGTAACCATTTTGTCAAGAGCTTCAACCATAACTTGCTTGTCATGCTGGTAACGTTGAGCAAATTCTTCGCGTAATTCTGCACGAACTTGTTCTTTGGCTTCAACAATGCGTGATTCCCAAGCTTCGCCAATGGCTTGCTTAGTTTCTTCATTAATGATTCCGTTATCCAACAATGGTTTGATAGCATCTAACATTGGATATTTCTCCTATAATTTTAAATCTTTGATTAAGGCTTGAATGCCCTGTTTCAGGTACTTCTGTACTTTTTGATCTTGAGCGGCTTCACGTGCCGTTTCAAATACCTGCATGCCACCACGCATATTCATTAAGCCTTCATAGATGGCTTTAGGATAAGCATGTGGAGCACTAGGTTGTGCTACGATGTCTACGGTAATGATTTCAAAATCACTAACGTGTCCACTTCCTTCGTTTACCTGACCAGATCCACGTGAACTAACACCTAGCTTAACACCAGATGTAATCATAGCTTCAACTAGTTTGCCCATTGGGGTAGGTAATACTTTTAATTTTCCAAAACCTGCAGGACCGTCCATCCACATACTCTCAATCATATGCGATACACGGTCTAGGTTAATCTTTAAGTCGTCTGGATGATCCACTTCGCCTAAGACGGAGTAGCCACCCTTGATCTGTTCGTTAATAGTATCAACAGCCTTTTGTATTTCGTGAACGGGATAAACACGTTGGTTAGCGTTCTTCACGCCTCCCTCAATGAATATCCCTTTCATATAGAGGTCTTTACCTTTTCCGTCGGCAGAGTCCTTGGACTCTACCACGATCCCTGCCCGGTCAAAAGATAAATTCTCTTTTAGGTACAAAGCCATT